CTCGTCCCCACCGGAGGCCCCCAAGGCAACCCGCCAATGCTGCGGTTCCTACTGAGATTGAGGCTGCGGCCTCCACTTCTGAGACTGCGGTCTCACCCAACATCAAGCGTAAGGCGCACACTTCTGAGGAGTCGTCGTCGGAGGAGATCATCACTGTGAATCCTCCCACGATTTCTAAGGAGGAAGCCCGTGAGCAGTTTCTTGAACTGACTCGTGCGAAAGCTGCGGCTTTCGTGGAGAAGTACAAGCACGCTCCCACGGTGCTCGCGAAGAAGCTCGAGGATCTCTGGTCTGAGGATCGGATCAAGGCCCAACGCCAAACCGAAGAAGCGGCGGACGAGGCTATCGAGGACGCGAAGCTGCGCCAACGTCTTGAGGAGCTTTCGACGACGACTCCACCCACTAAAACGTGGGCGGAGTCCTTGTCTGAGTCGTGGAACTTGTTCGTTGTGAACTTCTTGATGTTGTACGCGTCTGTCATCGGACACGTTTTCGACGTCTTGGCGTTCTCTGGCAAGATCCTGCTCGGAGTCGCCGCTGTGCCGGTTGCCGCCTATGGCGTTGTCGCCCTCTCTGCGTTTGGCCTAACCCTTGGAACTCTTGGGTTGGGTGCGGGCGTGATTGGAGCGATTGCCGTGGGTTTGGTGGCTGGCACCCGTGCATTTCCTCGCTTTGGTCGGTTTCTATCGGTCCAGAGTGAGAGGGTTCGATACCTATTTGGAGACTATGTCCCTACGAAAGTCGCTGATCTTTATGCTACTTGGAAGTCTTGGAGCGCTTGGAAGCGCGCTCTTGCTGTTATGGGACCTCTGTCCATCATCTTGGTGGTTGCCTTTGCAGTGGTGTGGTGGCGGCGTCAGAGAGCTGGTCGCAAGGAGCTCAGCACTAATGGTGTCCTTAATTTTATTAAGGGAGCTGCAATTGTGGTCGGCGCTGCTGGCGTACTGGCTACTCTTTCTGACCTTGCGCTGTTTTCTAGCGTTGTCCATTCTCTCAAGGATCTGCTTGGGCTTATTGGACTGGTTCGACCCCGCGACACGTCAACTGATCCGCGAAATGCCGTCCACAAGACCATGAAGGTTCAGGTCAGCCCGAAAACGGGTGATGCTGAGCTGTCTGCCTTGGTGACTGCGATTCGCAATTCTGATGTCTTGAGTGAGTCGAAGCTTCGTGGTCTGGGCTATTCCAAAGAGTCCGCCACGGATGCGACGGCAATCTCAGCATTTCGACTTGCGAGTCCGGAGCAACAACACAAACTACTCGATGCTCTTACTGAGTTGGGCTTGATGGTCAACGTTGAGTCTGATGGTAAGGGCGAAGTTGTCGTACGCATTGACCCCGAAGTCGATGAGATCGAAATGGTCTCAAAGATGAAGGAGTCTTTCACGGCGGCGACTGCTATCAAAATCGCAACGACTGCTGCTGGACTTGTCATTATCATGTTCCTGGTCTGGGCGTCTGTTGGTTTGTTTATGAACCGCAACGCTGTTTGGAATTATGTTAAGAACATGGGCTCGTCCCCACCGGAGGCCCCCAAGGCAACCCGCCAATGTATCCATGTGGCGGATTGCCCCTTAAAGGGGACACCAGAGGAGATACCCTGTATTTTCGACCAGCCCTGCAATAAGTCGTGTGGGGGGCATCATTGCACCCATTTCGCTGAGTGTCCGGCTCCAAAAGTTTCAACCGTGCCTCGTAAAGAGGCGGCGGGTCTTCCGACTGCCCCTAACAAGGCAAACAAGAAGCACGCCAAGGGAAACCGGGGCCAGCACGAGAAAGAAGAGAAGATTGCGCGCGCTGAGGAGCGCGTGCAGAAGGATTGGGACAATTTTTTCAAGCTTGGGCTCGACCGCGACATGACGTGGGATCAATACATGGACCTTCAGGCCCATGGCGACCCCGATGGAAATCGCGCTCGTTCCCTGAAGAAGCGCATGAAGAAGCTGACGGGCCGGCTCATGAAGTATTATGATGCTGGCTACAGTTTTGATGATGACGCGTGGCATGACTACCAAGACAGGCACTTCGGTGGCGCCTTGGATGCTCCCACTAAGAAGCACAAGGAAGTCACGGATGTAGACCGGTCTGATCGTGAGAAGGCTGCACGTGCGTCATTCTACGCTGCTCTCGTTCAGTCGATTAAATTGCAAGCGAAGGACACGGTTCCCCCGAAACAAAACCCGGTTCCGGAGTTGGCTGCGGCCAACAAGCCGGTTAGGGCGGAGGATTACGAGGACTGTGTTGCAACTATCAACTGTGGACCCGAGTACCCTGAGGTTGCTGGCACGATGGCCAAGCTGTCGATTGGGGGGAAGAAGTATTATGCTTTGACTGCCCACCAGGCGGCCGCTGCCCGCTATGCGACCTTTAAGGGTAAACGGTATCCAATTAGTGACGAATTGCGTGATCGGAAGTGGCTCCATATGGAGCCTGCTGATCTTGCCTACTTGCCCGCCTCGGAGCTTGCCATTCCTGGTATGCGCCCGTTGGAGGTTGACACTGAGATTCGGAGCATCGACACCGCGTGTGCGCTCCTTCAGTTTGACGAGCATGGAAAATTGACCCTGACTCCGTGTATGGCTGCGCTTTCACAGCGTGGCTCGCATGGGGCGGATGCCTATGACATTTACCACGACGCGACCACCAGAAATGGGAGTTGCGGAGCGGTGCTCCTGCACAAGGGGCGCGCCATCGGTGTCCACCACCAGGCGCTCAAGGATCGCTCCCAGGCGTTGTCCAACGTGGCTACAATGCTGCGTCAGGTTGGCGTCAAGGAGGCGTCTGCGCCTGCTACGTGGAAGTTGCCCGACATGACATTGAAGCAGCTGCGGACCATGAGTCGCTACGACACTGACATCAAACATGGTCGGTATCATGGCACTCTCCATTCCCGCGTTTCTCTTCCTGAGGATGCAGGATATGGTTTGCAACGAGCTTCATTGTTCGAGCGACTTCCGCAACACATGAAGGATGTTCTTGGTGCCGCCGAACCAAAATTTGGTGGAACCAAGGGCTCGAAGAAGAATTTCAAGAAGGCTGTTCTGAAGTACGACGTCCCCAATGTGGCGGACCTGAACGACAAACTGTGGGACAAGGCGGAGGCCTATGTCTCGATGATGTTGTCGGGACCACTGCACGCGGGAACGTCGTCGTGGACCGAAGTTGAAGAGGGAGTGGTGAGATCAACCTCGCCGGGGTTCCCTTACACGACGATGGGCTATCGTAAGAAGGGCGACGTGTTGCTTTGTCCTGAGTTTAAGGACTATGCGCTGTCGTTACCCCCTGCATACTTTCGTCAGGCATGGAAGTTTGAGTGGAAGGAAATCTCAGACATCCTTGCCGGAAAAGTGAGGACCTTCGGTGCTGGACCCCTGCACTTCTACATGATCTACAACATGATCTACGCCCGTCAGAACGCCAACTTGAAGAACTATCTCTGGATCTACCACGGTTTCAATCCCTATGGTGGTGGATTCAACAAGCTGGGGCAGGCCTTGAAAGCTAAACACTACAAGGCCATGCGTGATTGGAGCGGCTTTGACCGTATGTTTGCTCTGATGCGTCGCGTCTATCGCATGCGTCGGAAAGGACTGGTGGAGCATTCAAAGTTGACCCCCGAGGAGGAGCAATGGGCCGATTACATTGAGCGCGAGCTCTTCGAACCGAAGTACGTCATGGACGACGGTTCGGTGTGGTCGTGGCCGTGGTCGAATCCCTCGGGTCAGCCCGCTACAACTGAGGACAACACGATTGGGCACATTCTGATGGAGGTTCGCCTTCTGCTGGAATGTTGTCCGGATGCTGAGTATGAGGACATTGTGTCCAATTTCAACGCTATGTATGGTGACGACCAAGTCGGTGGCTACGAGGCTGCCTTCGCGAAGATGGCTGATGAAGCCTGGTTTCGCGATGCGTGTGCCCGGGTCATCGGCGTCCCCATCAAGAAGTACGTTGGAGGTGACATTCCTGTCACGGACCTTTCGTTTCTCGGGGCCGACTTCAAAGAAGTCGTCCTCGGGGGGCATCGCATGTTCGTTCCTGCCTACAACAAGGATCGGATTCGCGACGCCTTCATTTACAACATCCAACGCATGCCTGAGGAGGTTGAGTTGCAGAAATGTTACTCACTCCTTCTTATGTCATGGCCGCATACCGAATTGTTCGAAAAGTTGCGCGCCGTTTACGCACGCATGCTCTCTATCATAGGGCCAGGTCCTATGGCTGACGCGTTCCGCAAGCTGGGTGTGCCCAGTAATGCGGACATGTTGGTCTTCTACCTTGGTCTTGAGGTGGGGGGCACCTCAACTTTGGGGTCTGTTCTGAATTACTCTGTGGGGGACGGTTTCTCATTTTCCTTCCCGGAGGTTGGAGGCCACAAAGAGTGTTCCATGAATGGAAAACCACAACAACCCGTCAAAGGGAACAATGCCGAAAAAGCCTCTCCGAAAGCCGTCGCCGCCAACGTCGCAAAAGCTCAAAAACTCCTTGCGGCCTCTTATGCACTCGCTAAAGGGGCAGGTAAAGGACACAAAAAGCCTGGAGACGCTGGAGTCAATACTCCTAAGAGTGTTGGCACGGGAGGAGGAAGAGGAGGTCCCACTGGAACTCCACAAGGAGGAACAGGGATGGTTGGACTGGGGCATGGATCAACTGAAGAAGTTCGGTCCAATGCTCCTGGAGTTGGCGCCCGAAATAATGGCGCTGTTCTAACCAAGCCCTACGCCCAAGGCGGTGACATGTTCCGCAAGAGCATGCTTGCCCGCCGTGGCCACTCCGCCGTGGAGGTCTCGAGCGTTCTGAAGAAGGCCAAGGAGATGGCAAATGCTCCTCGGATGCTTCGTCGGGACGCAACGGAGCTCCCTCCCGTTCCCCTCACTCGCGACACGGCGTATGGTCCCAAGCAGATTGGGACCATGACACGCTCTATCGGCATCAACCGACTTGAGACCAAGTCAGTCGGGATTTCGCAAGACAACACGGTTCGCATTGGGAAGATGCATCGTCATGAGTACACCACCAAGGGTGGTCGTGCTATCCAGTTCGTTGGGTCCTTGTGGCTCTCGGATCTGGCTGTCACACTGCCCGCCACGCCGAAGGATTCTACTGGGGCCACCATTACTGGTGCGTCCCAGGGGACACGGCTGGCGTCGATTCCGCTGAATGCGGCGTCGCTTGGGGGTGTCATTCATGCCGAGTCGCGTCTCTTCATGGAGCAGCACATCCACCACCTGGAGGTCAAGTACGTGCACACTGTGCCGAACACCACCGCTGGTGAAATTGCTGTGTACACGCGCGCCGACCCAACCATTCCGATGTACGACACCGGGTCGGATGAGGTGGCACACGCCGCCTCGACCGGTGAGTTTCTCGCTGCCAGCGTTTGCACCGATTGGGTCCACCGAGTGGATCCGTTGGATGTTACGAAGGCCGTCTTCACGCAGGACTCGTCGGATCCACGCTTCGAGTTCGAGGGAATGCTGACCATTATCGCTACTGAGCCAATCCTGGCGAACGTTCTCGGTGACATGTATGTCAACGTGGACATCTCGTTCATGGGCGAGGCTCTTAGCTATGAGTTGGACGACCCTTCGAGCACGTTGCTTTCGATCGCGTTCTACAATCCTGCTAACCAAGACGAGGGAACGCCGATCCAAGTCGTCTTCCAGGACAACGGAATCCCGCCTCCGCTTGACCAAGTCAACGGAGTGTTCGTGACGCCGCCGTCCACAACGGATGTCATGGCCATCCTCACTTGCATGGGCTACAGCACTGCCCCTGTTGGGGGCGGCCTGCAGTTCTGCCTCGAGAACGACTCTCGTGCTCGTGCGTTTGACTTTGGTCAGTCGTACGTCATGACGTTCTCCAACCGCGGCGAAGCTGGCGCTGTGGACTGGTCCGACGGTACTATCGTTGGGAAGCTCAGTATCGCTATGAGCGATGAGCAGGGAGCAGCTCCGTTTGCTCCTAACCAGTTTCAGTGCATCAAGACTGACTCTGCGGTTGCCACAAGTGGGAACGTGTGGTTCAAGGTTCGCTTTGTTCCGCTCGACTCTGACATCTAGGTCAGGTGGCAATGTCCTTTGAGATCTCGGAGAACTCTCAAAAGACAC